TTTTTCCGGAATAAATTATTTTTGTGACCAAAAAAACAAGCACAAAAGCAAAGACAATGGCAACAACTGAGAGAGGACAAGGAAGGAGATGGTGTTTCACCCTAAACAACCCACCACCAGGAGCGTTGTTTACCCTGCTACCGCAAGGAGTTAAGTTCGTTTTCTGGAGTCTAGAGAAAGGTGAGAGCGGAACTCCTCACTTTCAAGGGTACATCCACATGCGCGACCCTGCTAGGCTCGCTAAGATGATCAAGCTGATCGCTCCGCTCAAGGCTCACTGGGCGCTCGCTAAGGGCTCTGAAGAACAGAACATTGCTTACTGTTCTAAGCCTGAAGGACATCTAGACGGACCATGGGAGCTTGGTGAACGCTCCAAACAAGGAGAACGCACTGATCTTAAGCCCTATGAAGAGGTCTGTAAGGAGGTTGCTAGCGGCAAACCATTAGTTGAGATAGCTCTCGCTAATCCAAGTGTTTTCGTTAAACATGCCAATGGTTTAATGAAACTCAGTGCTATGGTCCCATCACTGGACAGACCAGGACTACAAGTATGCTTCATTAAAGGCAAGAGCGGTCTCGGAAAGACCTTCATGGTGCATGAGAGGTTTCCTACTGCTTGCTGGTGTACCTACGGCAACTCTGGTATCTGGTTTAACACTTATAGTGGAGGAGACGTCATCATCATTGATGAGTTCGCTGGACAGTGCCCTATTCATAAGCTGCTACGCTTATTACAGGGATATCCATGTGAATTGGAGACTAAAGGAGGAGGCTACCCTGCTAGGTACACCAAGGTCATCCTTACTGCTAACAGGATGCCTGAAACATGGTATCCGCAAGCTGCGCAAACCTGGTCTGAGGCTGAACCACTGGAAGGACACTTTGGAGCACTGCTTCGCAGGCTGGGGATAGTGGAGCATGACGAGACCAAGTCCATCTTTATAGACGCTACATCTAGGCAGCAAATGAGGGCGGAGTTCAACAAGTTTTTCTCTGAGGAGGTCGCTGATCCTAATGTCTCAGCTTCTGGAGCAGACATTGACCAAGCTCTGTCACCAGAGCTGGTTGATGAGAGGGATTTAGTAGTTGTTCCTGCGGTGGATCCAAGGTTAGATGTTCAGAGGCTTCTTCAGGATCATCAAGATGATCAGGACTGGGACATGGACTTCCAGATCTTGCCTGTAGCTCCTGCTCCAGTTAGGGTCCCTACGGTCCCCATTTATGAGGATCTGGATGCCCCAGACCTTGGTACGTGTTACACCGCTCACATGTGTGACAACAACATTCCTTTCAACTGAAATGGTACGGTACAGAAGTAAAATCACTTTTTCCCTCGTCACAAAACAATAAAGTCAGTATTTTACTTAAAAACAAACAATTAAACCATGGTATATGTTCGTTGGAAAGGTAAATCAGTTAGATCAGTTAGGCCGCGCAAATACAACCACTTCAGCTCTCGCAAATCAAGTAGAAGCGCTCTTGTTGCTCGTGCTAGGAATATTAGCCCTAGGTTATACACTCCTAAGGGTAATATGTCATTACAGAACCCTTTTCCACTCTCAAAGAATGGGGTTGTCTTGCGCTTTACCTCCACTAAAAGGTGGGCAATCCCAATAACGGACTTCAATGGAGGCATTGGCACTAGTTATAACTTGTTTAGGTGCAATGGAATCCATGATCCTGATGCTGCTGTAGGAGGACATCAACCTATGGGACATGATCAATGGTCAGTGATTTACAATCACTATACAGTGACTAAGGCCAACGTCTCTGCGGTCTTCAACGTGCAGAACATCAATGGTACTGCAACTGGATGTCCAATGACCTTCGGTCTTGGTATTGTTGATGGAACAACTGTTAGAAATCTTGATGAAGACTGTATGATGGACTCCAACTACAAGTGGGCTAGAATGGGTTATGGACAGCTGCCTACAACTACACTTAGGCATAGTTATAACCCATGGAAATGGAACAACATCAAAGGAAAGACTCTTCCTGATAGTTTGCATGCAAACTTCGGAACAGATCCAACAGAACAGCAGTATTTCCATGTCTGGGCATCATACAGGAACGGAGATGCGTTGGCACTCACACCAATTGTGTGGTGCACTGTCACTATTGAGTATACTTGCAGTTTCTCTGAACCAAAGCAAGTCGGACGCTCTTGAACTCTCACTTTCCCTCAATTTCCTTAAAAAACTGTGTTTTTCAATACAATTGTCTCTCTCTTTGTCAAAGCCCCCACCCCCCAGCCGTGTCCTATGCTCAAGGCCCCTCGTTGCCTCGGGGCCACCAAGTGTCAACTATAAAAAAGTTGACTGGTACATGGTACGGTACAGAAGTGGCGAGGTAATACTGTGCTCGCCACGTTCTGTACATGCAATTTAAGGGTTACCTGAACCTTTAGCACACCCTAAACCCTAACTTCGTGAGTGGTAGTTTGCCCCCGGGGGTGCTATGTGAACCCTAGCCTTCGGCAGCACGGTATTGGCCCCGGCGGTGCTTGTATTATGATCGAATCCCGCCCACCACCCTAGATTCTCAATTTTTAATTTTTATTTTTTTTATTTATTTGATTTTTTCTTTATGACGTCATAACCTGCGTCATTTTTGAATTAAATTTATTTTTTTCCGGAATAAATTATTTTTGTGACCAAAAAAACAAGCACAAAAGCAAAGACAATGGCAACAACTGAGAGAGGACAAGGAAGGAGATGGTGTTTCACCCTAAACAACCCACCACCAGG